GCCTTGGATTGCGGTAGTAGTGTTGCCAGTCGACACGTCACGGCCTGTGCTGATGCCGTTAGCATGGGCAGTGAACAGACCAAGAGGCTGACCCACGCCTGAACCGGCAAGATAGGCCTTTTCTTCAGTCACACCGAACTTGTACTCCAAGCGCTGGCGGACCAAACCCTCAGCAGAATCCCCCGTCATCCGCAGGAGAGTCCTGCTAATCTTCACCCGCTTGGCAAACGGATTTGTCTCCATGTCACGCCGACCCAACCTAAGGGCGGTATCCTCGTTACCCGTTGCCAACTCAGTAGTCCAGTCAGCGTCGTCCATGTCGGTGTCAAGAGTGACCTGGCCCAGCTTCGCTGCGCTGGTTAGCTGGAACTTGGTCGCCTTGCCACGAATAAAGACAAGGTTATCCAAGTTCTTGAGAAGCCCCTGGACCATCTGGACTGGTGCGATGAGATAGCCACCTTCTGCATCACTGCCAGCTTGCATCGCCCGCAACTCTCCCTCAGTCAGGGCACGAACGCCTCCTATCAATGCCCGATTGAAAGCCCGGCGGTAATTCGGCTGGGCCCTCGGATGTGAGCGCAGGTCAATAACACGCGGCGCACCGGCATCATCGAGGGTGGCAACACGCTCCAAATCGTCATCGCCACCCTTGCCCTTGTTTAGCTCCAATTCGGCGGCTTGCCGTTCCAGTTCAATCTGCCGTTCCTCCAACTCTACGTCCGCACGCAATTTGTCCTGCTGTGTGTGCAGTTCGTCAAGTTTGGCCCGTTGCTCATCGCTCAGGCCCTCTGCGCTGCGTTCAGCCTCGTCAATGATTGCACGAGACGCTTGGATTACTCGCCCCCTATCTTCCCGCAGCTTCATCAGTCTCTTGGTGCTTGCTGCCATAGCTTTGGCCTCCTAAGTTAAAAGCCCGTGTTTACCCAATCGTGCCGTCACATCGGGCGATAACGACGGCGAGTAATTTAAACCACAAACCTCCAGCGCTGCCGATACAACTCAAGCTGGCGTTTCCTAGTCGCGCCGGATACTAGCATAGATTGTTTATCAAGTACTTCCTTAAATGCCCGCTCAGCAATCTTGATATCCGTCTTAGGATAAGCAGGGTAGGTAACAGGTGAGACGTCAAACAGCCGGACCTCATGCAGTGTCCTAGTCCAGAAATCGTCGTTCTCACTTTTTTCCCAAGCATCATTTTCCACGATGAACGCGAAGGACATTTGCGTTATATCCCTGCGTGCAATCGGCGCTAGCACCAAATCGCGTACCAGCTGTGTAGTTGGCGCGTCAATCTCTATAGCCAGCCCCTTTTCATCCTCAGACAGCCTGAGGGTCTTGGCCCGAGTGCGCCCCAGCACAAAGTTTGGATCGTGGTTAAATAAAGCACGCACATCGTCCTTGCGGTTTAGCGATTTCACAAACGCGCCGGGCGCTATCTTCTCGCGCCAACCGCCGAAGTTTTCAGACAACGAATTAAATACCGCAGCATGCCCAGTAAGAACTGTAGACTCTGCGGCCTCCCCTTCACCCTGCCGCTGTTCAACTACCAAGTCATCAGTAGTGAAAATGCGGCGTTCAATCTCAAGCTGCACTCGCGGTTTCTCCACGGCCATTTTGGCTATCCTCTTCAATTTGGTCCTCATCATCGTCAACAGCATCCGCACCAGCGGGAACCATGTTTAGTGGCTGCAAGTATACATCGCCGCGAGGACCCAAAGTATTGCTATTCTCCTTACGCAGGATGTCGTTAACGCTGAGCCAGCCCCACTGACGCCCCAAAGAGTATGCAGCGTAACGGGTCTTGACATCCCCACGCAACAGGCCCATCACGTTAAACTCAAAGAAAAAACGGTCCTGCTCGTCCTCTCTGAGCAAGTCGCGGCGCATAGCCTGTTCCCAGCGGACGATCCAGGGGCCCATTGTATAGATTACAAACTCCAAGGACTGGTGCTCAATGTTGTTGTTCGTCGCTCGGTCCAAGTTCTGCGCCATGTGGGGAGGGTAGCGGTAAATCGCAAGTATTTCCTCGCGGCTGAATTTGCGAGACTCAATCCATTGCGCATCCTCGTGATTCATGGCCAGCGGATGGATTTTCAATCCGTCCTCAAGAATCACGGGTGACCGCTGAAATTCCCCCGAATAACTGGCCCTGAATGTGCGGCGGAAGCGTTTAAGGTCTGCATCATCCTCAAAGTGTGCAGGATGTTCAATCCAAAAACTAGAAGTCAAATCGTTTTGGTAGAACCGATTTGCGTAGTCCATTGCAGCGAGCGCCCCGCCAAGCATCTCCCGCTGGGCCGCAATCGGCGACAACGGAACAATACCATCCAGCACCATGAACGGCACCCTTAACACCTCTTCTTGCAAGAGGACAACTGATTGCCCATTAGGGTCATAGTATTTATAGACCAGTGATAAGTCCTTGCGCTGGTCGACTTGCACTCGCCCGGGCGTAAGGGGCAATAATTGTGGCACACCATCACCCCTACTAACAATGCGGGCGTAATGTACTCCTTGCAAGCACATAGCTGCGGTGCCCATTTCACGATATTCCATGGATGATTGCCACCCATTAGGCTGTGCATGCAGAGGACGATACCAACGGTGTTCTTTTGCCTCTCTGCTGGTATCGTCTGATAACCGCTCAAATATTTTTAGGGGCAAATGCGCAAGCGTCTCACTAATGCCACGCACACAAGCAAATACGGTACTAATCCTCATTGCAGTATCAGGATTAACAACCTGCCCAGCAACTGTCGATTGACCCAGGCCGAAAAGGGACGCTATCCCCGGGTCCTTTGGGTGCATTGGATTGACCAATTCGGTATCCCGTCGAGAAAACAGCCTATCGATTATCATGGTATGGGTCCCTTTTTGTGCAGTGCCCGCCAAGCATCGTCACGTCCTCTTAACTGCAAGAGCAATTGGCGCAACAGTCTAGCGCCCGAGGCATCATACGCCTCAATCGCCGTAGGGTCAGTTGGAGCGATAAACTTCGGTAGGGGTCCTGTATACGGCGGTTGCAACAACTCAGCAGGTGGAGTGATGTCAACGGGCACTGAGACATAAACCATCCTAGTGCTACAAGCAATTTCCTGGCGCTTAAAACCAGAACAGCCCAGCATCAAAACGCAGAGCATCAGGATGGTAGATTGCTTCCCCACGAATCCCCCAGGACTTTGAGGCCCATAAATGCAGTGATAAGTACAACGTCCATCCAGCCCATCGATACCACCAAGGGCAACACTGACAAGAAGACTGCGGCCTTGTCAGTGAGGACAGAATAGCCTAACAATAGACAGATGGCCAGTTGCAGTAAAGCAAGCGATGCGACAAGCACCCAAGCCATGCGGATGCGCCCGCGCCAAGTGCGGCGCTCTAAGTCCATAGTGTTTGTTGTATCATTCATTGCGATGAGGTTAGGCACTGGCCTTGCAATCTGCAATCCGTAGTCCATGCGGTATACAGACAAAACTCCCTTAACCCATCGCGCACGCCGCGGACCTTACAAACAACATGACTGACAGTTACCCGCATATCCTCGGCGTAGGCATCATTGTCCGATAAGGCTAGGTGCTTCATTTGTGCACGCAGGTCCTGGGACACAGCCAGGTCAGTGGTTTCCTCTTGAGAACGTGCAGTGATAAGAACAAGGCACAACACCATGCCAACGAGGACCCAAAACTTTGCAAGGTCATTTATGGTCATAGAATAATCCCTCCATAAATTCGTTCATGGCATCAGGCCCCAATGGCGCATCTCTTACACGGTCGCTCGCTTTGCGTGCCGCGTCAAGCCGGTTTTGCGCCTCTGCCTGTAAAGCCTTTTCACGGCGGTCTGCCTCGGTCTTCAAAGCCAGCACCCGCGCATTGCATTCAGTGATTGCTTTGTCCAATTCCTTATTAGCAGCCACCGCTTGCCGTGAGTTGAGTTCTTGTTGTTGTACCTCTAGGCGCAATGCCTTTACCCTAAAGTGCTGAATAGTGATGATGGCAAGACAAAAGCCAAAAACGACCATGAAAAAGGCCCATTCAGCCAGCTTAGAGCCAAACAGCGCGGGGAACATCATGATTATTTCTCCTCAGGTTTTGGAGGCCTAGGCACTACTCTTGGCGGTTTATCGCTGACATAGAGGTAGTAGATTTTACCTAACTCCCAATCTTGTGAAGCTGCTCCATTATCCACAACCAGGTTAAGCTCGCCTTTCGGCATCGGTCGAACGAACATCCCACGCTCATTCGCAGCCATATCCACCACAGAGATAAAATGCAGAGTCTTCGCTGTAGAGCTATGATGGTGTCGAGTTATTGAGATTAGCCGAAGCTTCGAGGAAATCATTTTGTTAGCCTTCTTGACACGCCGCAACACCCCAAGACGCATACAAAGGTTGCCAACGGTAGACAATCCGTAAAGGGTATTCTTGATTCTCTTTTTGATTCGCGGGGCGAATGCCAGGATTTATAACACTCGTTGGCGCGAAGTCACCAGGACTCATCGATAGCCGCTGGCGTTTCATGCGCCAACCGCTACCACCATTGTAGTCACTCAGAGCAAACAGAAACCGGTCGCAATCACTCGCATAGGTGCGCACACGCTCCCACAGATGGCGGTCATAGCGCACGAGCGCCCGCAGCGCCCAACGAGGATTCTCATAGTCATACAAACCCAATTCCTTCGGGTAAGCACCGCTAATCCACTTAGCTGTTGCTGGCATGAATTGGCCCAGACCGACAGCACCAGCTCTTGAACGGGCATCTTCGCGCCAACGAGACTCCTGGTGGATTTGGCCAGCGAACAAAGCGATAGGCGCGTTTATGCCCCATACCGCTTTCGCTTCGCGAAGCAAGTCTCGGTGGTAGCGTTTAGCCTGTTCGGGAATCTGAGCCAATGCAAGATAAGGCAAAAGCGTGGCAACCACGCCAAGCAAAAACTTAAACACCTAAGGCAATCCCTAGAATAGCCGCCGATACAATGACTGCCCGGCGCAGTTGCGCCGTAGAGTATGCAGGCGATAATCGCGGCAACGAATGCGGGCGCGCATAAGGAAAGATTGTGCGGTCAATCCAATAGCCCAGCCAAGCACCCGCAGTCAATAACGTTATTTTGGAAACACCCACCTGGATGTCAACGGGCATATCACCCCAAAACATATTCAGGAACACCTTTATTGCGAGGGTCGCCCACAACCACAAAGACATTCGAGAAAACAAAACGCTGCGCACATTAGAGCCAAAGTTGGATAGAATGTACACACCACTATCATTGACGTCATGCTCATGCGGTCCAGTCATAGACCCTCCTTCAAACCCTAATTACACCTCGGCGTGAATAGATGCCTCCTGCTACCTTGATTTCGCGGTAGTGGCTCGCCGCACGCTTCACGCACATAGTAGCACAGACAATGCCGTCAATGCGTCCAGTGGATTTGTTCTTCGCAAATTTGCGGTTGTTCGCCGGGTCCCTTTCGATGCGCGCCGAGGCCGCGCCGTAGTTCGTCACGGGTGACGCCTCGATAACCACTGTACGGTTGAGGATACGGGTCTCAAATTCATCAACTGCGGGGGCCATGTCAACAAAGCCCTGGCCAAACTTGACCAACTTCAGGCCTTGGATTTTGGTAGCCTCCTCGGTATCGGCTTTGTTCAGGTCGATGGGGGTGCCGTCGATGCCCGCCTCGGCCAATTCACGCCTTAGGTCCTCCATGCGATACCGGTCATAAGCCAGTTCAACAACATTGAACGTCTGACAAGCGACTGTGATTTCGCTCGCGATGTAGGTATAATCAATCGACGAGCCGGGCACCGCAATCAACAGGCCTTGGTCTGCCCACAGGTCATAAGGTACATGGTCACGGTATGCCCGTTCTGTAAGGGTATCTTTAGGCGTGAAGTACATAAGGAATACGTGAATCTCCCCGCTATCGAGTGGGAAGGCCAAACACAATGCGGTTAAATCGGTTTTGCCCGACAAGTCAACCGCTAGGTAGCATTTCATTCCTTGATACTCAGACAAATCGAGCGGGCGTTGCACCACATCCCAACGGTCTTTAGAAATCCACGGGTCTGAACTATGTACCCAAACACAGAAGTTCAACCGCTTAATCAGTGATTCTTTGCTGGGCATGCCCGAGGCCTCGCGCACCAGCTCCGGGT